ATAGGGAATTATCAAAAGGTATCAACCCAATATCTAAAGTTGATGATAATGATAAATCTTCAGATAAACTGCAAGGTTATGCTATTAGTAGATCTGAACCACACCTACAAAACTCAACAACAGATGGAAAAAACTTAGATTCATCTGTCTACAGCTGGACTACCCCAGGCTTTCACTCCATATCAATGGATGATCGTCCAGAAAATTGTAGAGTTAAGATACGTACAACTGGTGGTCATCAAATCATAATGGATGATACTAATGAACGTATCTACATTAATACTGCAGAAGGTAAGAGTTGGATCGAAATAGATCAACAAGGTAATATCGATATATTTTCAGACCGTTCTATATCAATGCGTGCTAACAAAGATATCAATTTTACAGCTGGTGAATCAATAAGAATGTATGCTGGTCAAGGTGTTCATGTTCATAGTGATAATGATATTCGTCTACACTCTAAACTAAACACTCATATTAAATCAGATCAAAATATTCGTGTTAGAGCATCTGGAGACTTACGAGCTGAGTCGCACACAGATATGCATATTAAAGCTGGTGAACAAATTAGAATGTCCTCTGGATCTCATATGAATCTGTTATCTGGTGAAGTAATGAAGATGACTGGTGGTGATGATGTTAATATATTATCAGATGGTATGATTAAAATGACTGGTGGTCCTAAAATTCATTTAAACGGTCCTCCAGCAGCTTCTGCTCAAATGGCATTTAATGCTGAAGAACAACCAGCATTCTTTACATCAAGAGTACCTGAACATGAACCATGGCCACGAGTTGTACACGTTACTAGAGATAAAGATAAAAAGGTTGTTGGTAAGAATGGTGCAAATTGGGATTCAGAATTTGAGTATAATGATCCTAACGTTGGTAAAGTTGAATGGAATAAAACTATACCTAGAAACAAAAAGTGGAAAAGATAAATACATAACACTAATTATAGGAACAATATTATGTTATTAGAAGAACTTAACTTACAACCAATGAAACGTTGGATAGCAACGTATTATGATGTTAAAACAAAACAAGAACATACAGTTAAAGTTATGGCTAGATCGACCATGGAAGCGAAACGTTATGTTGAATATGGTGATACTGAAGCACCTGCAGGTTGCTTAGTTACAGAATTAACTGACGTTGATACTGGTAAAACTATTCCAATGTCTCCAATGTTATTGAAGCAAGCATTTTAAGGATTTAAATGAAAGGTTTGTATCGAGGTTTTAACTCTCATGAATTTTTGAATTCTAGAACTTTCCAATTAACTGATATTGAATTAGTTAAGTCGGATATCTTGAATCATATATTCACTAAAAAAGGTGAACGTCTCATGATGGCTAATTTTGGTACTATTATTCCAGAACTGGTGTTTGAACCACTTGATGATACAACTCTTAGCATATTAACAGATGAATTATTACGAGTGTTTAAATATGACCCTCGTGTTGAATTGTTAGAATATGCTATTACACCAGATTTTGATAATAATGCTGTTGTAACTAGAACTAAATTATTATATGTTGAACTAAATGTCACTGGTGACTTTGAATTTAACATTGAATTTAGTTCATAAATAAAATATTAATTTAAAAGGATTTCTTAATGTCGCGTACAGTTAGCAGAGCAGAAGCTTGGAGTTCAGTTTATGAAGCATTTCAAACTGTAAACTTCGCAAGTTATGATTATAATACAATCAAACAAAGTTTATTGGATTATATTAAATTATATTTCCCAGAAGCATTTAATGATTTTATAGAATCATCTGAATTTATTGCGATCTTAGAAATGTTCGCATACATGGGTGAGCAACTTGCTTACCGTGTTGACATGAATACTCATGAGAATTTTTTAACAACAGCTCAACGAAAAGAATCTGTTTTACGTCTTGCTAAATTAATATCTTATTCACCGTCACGTAATATCCCAGCTAGGGGTTTGGTTAAATTAACTTCTATACAAACCTCTGAAGCTGTATTTGATTCATTAGGTAGAAATTTATCTAATAAAAAAATCGTATGGAATGATATTAATAATACAAATTGGAAAGAACAATTTTTAATTGTTGTTAATAAAGTTATTCAACAAGAATTTGGTTCAGTTAAACCGTCAGAACGTGTTCAAGTTGGTGATATATTATTTGAATTATATTCATTAAATAATACCCCATTATCCTCAAATGGTCCAACTGTATTCTCATATTCAACCACAGTCTCTGGTACATCACTTGGAATGGAATTAGTTCCAGTTACTTTAGATCAATATGGTCCACTTGAAAAACGTCCAGAAGTAAACGTACCGTTTACACTATTATACGGTTCAGATGGTCTTGGTGATTCATCTAATACTACTGGGTTCTTTTGCTTTACTAAACAAGGAACTTTAAAACGTTTTGTGTCAACCTTTGATGGTGTTACTCCTAACCAAGTTCAAACCATCAACGACACTAACATTAACGATACTGATGTTTGGGTTAATAACGTAGACTCATCGTTACAAATTATTGACGATCTTACTAATCCTACTGCACGTTCCGGTGAATGGGTTGAGGTAGACTTATCACATGCCCAAAATATAATATTCAATACTAATACCAATAGACACAAATATGAAATTGAAACCACTGCTAATGATGGCATTAAATTAATATTTGGTGATGGTGAATTTGCGGATGTTCCATCTGGAGATTTCCATATATGGTATCGTACTTCTCAAAATGATAATATTGTTATACCACAAAATGCTATCTCTGAGAAAACAGCAACCTTTACATATCTAGATTCTAGTAATAATACACAAACTTGTGCGTTTTCATTCTCTTCAATTGGAACTATTCAAAATAATTCTAAATCAGAAGATATTGAACATATTAGAAGTGTAGCACCTTCCGTTTATTATACCCAAGATCGTATGGTTAATGGTCGTGACTATAATACTTTTATGTTACAAGACCCTTCTATTATTAAATTACGTGCTGTTAACAGAACATTCTCAGGTGATTCAAAATACTTATACTGGCATGATCCGGCTGAGTACTATGAAAATGTTAAATTAGTTGGTGATGATTTAGTATTATACTACGATACTAAAACACCTGATAAAGGATTAACAACAATTATTAATACTCCAATTTCTGTTAATGAATTATTGATTGATTATATTCAACCATTATTAAGTTCAATGGACTTCTTTAATATTATTGGTGCAGCGCTGGAAGCGGCTGGACATCCTGCCTCTTCTATGCGTAAAATATTTAGATTGGATGAATTGACTGATATTGGTAATGAGTTAAATCTTATGAGTAGTTCTGCTACCATATACTATTCAATAACTAATGATCATTGGACTATATCTCCATATCCATATACACCAACATACCCAGATTCAATTGCGATGATGATTGTAACTAAAACTATTGTTGGTAGTATATTAGCTGGATGGACAATTCAACATGCTTCAGAACGATTAATCATCCAAAGTGAATCAACTAAATTCTGGAATACTAATACAACTTCTCGTGTTATAACATATGATTCATTAAACTCTAATATGGATACCATTCAACTGTTAAAAGCTAACACGAATGCATCAGGAACAGGTATATTATCAAGATTATACTCTATGGATGTATTAGGTATTGAATTATTAGATCAAAATTTACCAAACGCTGGCTTAATAGATATTCATAGAATGTCTGTAACTGCTCACGATGTTAATGGTGACCATATTCCTGATCAGTTAACGTACCCTGAAATCTTCGATTATACTAAAACATATACATTAGTAGGTGGTGCTGATCAATTAATAACTCTTGAATCTGGTAAATATCTTGCTAATCTACCAACTGTTAGTAATGACATTACAGTATATCAATTAATTGGTGTAACCTGGACTGCTATTCCATACGGCACTACATTAGGATCTACATGGAGTATTCCATTAACTGAAGGTAATGTTGCTACCAAAATCCAACTTAATGGAAACTGGGTAGCTAATAGTATCAAAATCGTAATGAATTCTTATGTATATTTCTACCGAACTTCTATTATTGGCCGTTGGATTCCTATAAAAACAACAGTTGATAATGTAAACTTCTGGACGTTAGATCAAAATAATACTAACCCTAATACTAGATTATACACTAGACATATTGGCCGTGATGAATTAAACTTTATGTGGTTCCATAGAACTGATCAGTTTAATTTAGTAGACCCATCAGCTACAAATATCATTGATTCATTTATTATAACTAAAGGTTATTATACAGCCGTTCAACAGTATCTTGCAGGATATTTAACTACAGCTCCAATTCCACCAACACCTAATGAATTATTAACATCATATGCGAAGTTAATTGATAATAAAATGATTTCTGATACCTTGATACTACATCCAGGTACATTAAAATTATTATTTGGTCCTCATGCTTCTGCTGAATTGCAAGCAACATTTAAAGTAATTAGACCAGCTAGTAATAAATCTTTAACTGATAATCAAGTTAAAGTTAAAATTGTAGATGTAGTTAAAACCTTCTTTGATATAAACAAATGGGAGTTTGGAGAAACATTCTACTTCTCTGAATTAACTACTGTTATTCATGCTAATTTAGGTTCAGAAATTGATAGTGTTGTACTAGTACCATTATACGCTAACAACCAATTTGGTGATTTATATCAGATTGGTGCTGGTGAAGATGAAATACTATTTGCTGACATTACTATTGATCAAATTGAATTCGTTAACTCATATACACCGTTAAATATTCGCCAGTAAACTCCCTGGTTTATTCATATGACTAAACTCATAAATATGAATAAACCAGTTTGGACAGGGATAAAATGGCTAATAAATCAGACTACAATAAAATTCGCACCAACCTATTAAAATT